CGGTAGCGTATTTTAATTTAATATCTGATTCCCAAAAAGTAGTTTTGTAAAAATGGCTGATAATATTTTGTTAGAAAAAATAGACAGATTGGAAAATCATTTTAAAGTGTATAAAACGGATATGCAGGATGTTAAAGACGTTCTGAAGTCAGTAGAAACTTCTTTGGTAGGTAGCAATCTAAATGGCAACAAAGGAATAATTCACCTATTAGACGATATTGATAAGCGAGTTCATAAGATTGAAGAAAAACAAATCTTGTATGAAGAAGCTTTCTCAAATTATAAATGGGGAGTTAGAAGCTTAGTTTTAGGTGTGTGTAGTCTAATTTGGTGGTTTTTCACGAAAAATAAATAAAAAATAAATGGCTTTACCAACTCCAAATTTCATAAATAGAGATTCGAATACCATAATCGCAGAAATGACTGCCGATTATGAGTTAAGAACTGGGCGAAAATTAGAACCTGCGCAAGTTGAAACATTGCTTATTAATGCATTCGCTTATCGGGAATTATTGCTTAGAAACCAAATTCAAGACGCAAGCCTTCAAAACCTTGTGAACTATGCTCGTTTTCCTATGCTTGACAATTTAGGGGTATTGGTTGGTGTAACTCGTTTGCCTGCTTCATTGGCTCAAACAACGTTATTATTGACGTTAGTAAGTGGTCATGGTGACGTTGTTATTCCTGCTGGTTTACGTGTTAATTCTACTGATGGGCGTGCAGTATTTGAACTTATTGAAGATACTACCGTATTAACTGGTACTGATACCGTTTCAGCTACATTTATAGCACAAACAGCTGGTAAATTATCGAATGATTACGCTATTGGAACTATTTCAGTAATATTAGACCCACAACCATATCTTGCAACTGCTTCAAATACGGATGTTACTGCAGGAGGTTCAGATGAAGAAATTGACGAGCAATTACGTGACAGGATAAAATTAGCACCAAGTGCGTTTTCAAATGCAGGAAGTTACAAAGCTTATGAATTTTGGACAAAATCAACTTCGCCATTAATTATTGACGTTGCTGTTACGAATCCAATACCGGGTACAGTAGAGATATTTCCATTGATGGCAAATTTAGCAACTACACCAATTGAAATATTGAATGCTGTTGATGCTGTTTTGAATGAAGATAAAATACGTCCTTTGACTGATACGGTTATTGTAACTTCGCCAACAGCAGTAAATACAACTATTACAGTAGGATTGATTCTATATGAAGGAACTGTTCAAGGCGATATTTTACCAGTTGTTCAGGCGAATTTAGAAGCGTTCAGAGATGGGCGCAGAAAATTATTAGGTCAAGACATCGTAATAGACCAAATAAAAGCATTGTGCATGATTGATGGTGTTTACAAGGCAAACGTAACTGTTCCTGCAAGTGATTTGGTAATAACTGAAACGCAATTCGCAAATATTACGAGTATTAACGTTACCGTGACAGGAACAAATGTAGGATAATTGATATTCGCTGTAAAAATAAATTATGAGCCAAACAAACAATAATATTCTAGCCGATTCTATTGCAGGTGTACCGCATTTAGCTGCGTTCGATGCTATGGTAGCAACTCGAATGAATGATATTGAATTAGAAGTATTATTAGTTTATGTTATCGATTCAGTTTCATCAAGTGCATTGCCTACATTAGCACGTCAATTTGATGTTGAGGGGTTTGTAGGTTATGGAGTGGCGACAAATGACGCACAACGTAGAGAAATAATAAAACGTGCTATCGAATTGAAACGCTACATGGGTACTGTTTATGCGATTCGTGAAGCGATGCGTATATGTGGGTACACAGATGCAGTTTTAACCGAAGGGATTGACATGGGAACTCCATTGATTGACTGGGCAAGATTTTCTATTGATTCTGAATTGGGCGACACAGTAGGACTCGACGGAATTTCACAATCAAATTTAGCGAAATTAATTCGTGAGTATAAAAATGTACGTTCATTTCTTGAAGGAATTTCATATAAATTAGGTATATTTGACACGATACCAGAATTATTTGATACATTGAATATTACTTATGAAGCACCAACATTTGATGAAGATTTAGGATTCAAACGTTTTTATTACGATGCAGAATTCACATACAATGGTGCTAAAACATACAACGATTCAAACGACACATTGGTAATTAACATATCAAACGCATAAAATGAAAGATACAATCGGGAACTTAAAAGGGTTATTTTACCTTGAAATAATTTGCGCCAAAACAGGCGTTATTTTAGAAAAATACACGGATAATAATTTAATTGTAAATGGTGGTAGAACCGCAGTAGTAACACTACTTGGCGCAGGTGGTACAACTAAGCAATTGACTAAATTATCAGTTGGAACTAACGGAACTGCGCCTGTAGGAACTGACACCGCAATAACTGGAGCATTCACAAAATCATTAGGAACAGTAACATACCCTACAATTTCAAGTGTAAAATATGATTTCCAATTAGGCGCTGGAGATGCCAACGGTATTGGAATTCGTGAGTTTGGAATCGTTTGCAATGACAATACGTTATTCGCAAGAAAAACACGTGAATTGATTAATAAAAATTCAGATATTATCTTGAATGGTAACTGGACAATTTCATTCTAAAAAACATAAAAAATGGCGAATGTAACAGAAACATCAACTTGGGAAACTGGAATTTACCAACTCGAAACAACTGATCCAGTTGAAGGTGGTGCGCTTGGGATTTCCAACACACAAGCAAAGCAGTTAGGAAACCGTACTAAGTGGCTATACGATGCGATAACAACAATAAACAATTGGATTGCAGTTACTAAGTTCTTGTTTTTCTTAAGAAAAGGAACGGTGGCAATTGGGAACGTTTCAGGAACAACAGATATTAGAACGGTAACGTTTGCATCGGTTGGAACTTCTGATTATATGGTTGTAGGTTCTTTGATTTCAAAATCAACAAACTACCAAACGGATATTGATGTTTTATTTCAAATTCGAGAAAAGACATCAACAAGTTTTAAAGTATGTCTTAGAGAATTTGAGAACGACAATCAGGATTTGGATTTTGATTATGTTTTAATACCTTTTTAATCATGGCAGAAATTAAGAAATTATCGCCATTCGTGGCAAAGTGGGAAGCTGGATTCGTAAATGATCCAACCGATAAAGGTGGTGCAACAAATATGGGAATTACCATTGGAACGTGGCGACAAATAGGCTACGATAAAGATGGCGATGGTGATATTGATGTTACAGATATTCGATTGCTTGATGAACATGATTTTTCAGCAGTTTTAAAAGTATATTGGAACAAATGGCAGGCAAATAGATTATTGAATCAGTCAGTAGCTAATTTACTTGTTGATTGGGTATTTACTAGCGGTAAATGGGGTATAGTTATCCCACAAAGGATTTTAGGACTTAAGGAAGATGGTATCGTAGGAAACCAAACTATTATGGCTGTTAATTTAGCAGACCAGAAAAAACTATTCACGTCTATTTTTGAAGCTCGAAAAAAATTCTTTGAAGATATTGTGAAAAATAATCCTTCGCAAAAAAGATTCTTAAAAGGATGGTTAAACAGGCTAAACGATTTCAAATATTATGTGTAACACAAATGTCGTAAGTGGTATATACAATCTACCAGACCAAACAAAGGGATTAAATTCTAATTTAAGAGTAATTACGTTTCCGTTCGATATTTCATTATGTGAAATGGTTATGCAATTCAAACTTAAAAAAGGATTTAATGTTCCTGAAGATGCGGTTGTAGCTTACGAGTGGCGTACTTCAGATAATTCAATATCTATCATTAGCAGTACTGTAATTCACTTAAATTCAAAATTAGTCAATGCAGTTGTAGGCGATTATAGTTATGACTTAATTCTTAAATTCGCAAACGGTAGTGTTAAAAAATATATGGAAGGCTCGCAAAAAGTAGTTCAGAAAATTTCGACAATATGAATATAATTGTAGAGGAAAGTATTGAAAAAACAACTATATTAGCTACTGAAGAGAAAATAATCGTTCAGGTTAATGAAGATGAAGTAATATTAAATGTTAATGAAGTTTTAGATTCTGTACAAATTGGTATTGTAGAAAATATTGAAAGATTATCTATATTGACTACAGAAGAAGAAGTTGTTGTTCAAGTTACAGAATTATCTAATCCTATTCAAATTGGAGTTTCAGAAACTAGCATACCGGGTATGTCAGCTTACGAGGTTGCTATTAAAAATGGTTTTGTAGGTACTGAACAGGAATGGTTAGATTCTTTGGGTAATAATAACATTAATTCATATTTCCCTAGTGGGTGGTAAAAAATAGATTATGCCAGCAATAAGAGATTCATCATTCAACTTCAATACATCCACAGGGACTACCTTAGTACTTCCTGCGGTTAATTTGGTTGCTAATGATTTACTAATAGCTTTTATATGTATTGATACAGGTACGGCAGCAGTCACTTCTACAGGTTGGACAGAGTTATTTCGTACTACATCAACATCACAGTTGGTATGTATGTACAAGATTAGTAATGGTACAGAAACAGACGTAACGTTCACATACACTTTAGAAACGGCAGTAGGTTGCTTAATATCTATTAAAGATGTTAATACAACCAATCCGTTTGGGGCAACTCCTGTTTTTAATAGTGTCGCATCAGCTACAACGGCTAAAATTACGATGCAACAAATTACTACTACTATTCCAAACTCATTAGTATTATACGCCAATGGACGTTCAGCAGTAGGTATCCCTTCATTTTTAGAAGGTGCGGTTACGAGTTTATTTGCAGGTGACGGAGGTGCAGAATCATTAGCAGTAGGTTGGGGGTTTCAACCATCAGCAGGATTAACTCCTAATAATATTGTGGCTTCAGCATTAGCTGCCGTTGCAGGAGTTAGAGCAGTTATACAGATAGCTCCGCCTAGTGGAGGTGCTACCGTGATACCTACATATTGTGCTTCGGATTCATCAATTTATGTGAACCCTATAAATGGAACAAGTGCCTACAATGGAGACACTGCATTGGCAGCTACGGCAGATACAGGATTTAGCACATCATTAGGTGGCTTAGTAGCGGCAGATGCAACAGTAGCAGCAGTTGCCGATGTTGGAATTAACTCTTTTCACTCCGTAGGTAGGATAACGTCAATATCAGCAAGTAAAAACTTATCGGGTGCAGAATTAGTATTATTAGATGCTAATAGACCTAATATTACAGGAAAAAACATATTAGTACATTTAGGCCCGAGTACAGAGGGACAACTTCAAAGGTTTTCAAGTGTTGCATCAGGTAGAGGAATATGGTTTGGTGTTCGTAGTGGAGCTGCGAGTAACTTCAAGATATGGCAGGTTTATGGTGTGGAAAATGGTTCAGCAAGACACAAACCAGTAATTATAAATTCATCCGCTTTAAATGTAAAAGCTACAAACGGAACATTAGATACAACATTAGCTAAAGCATTTGGTTTTTGGGTGTCAGGTTCAGGAGTTACCACAACTATTTGGGATTTTGCTTCGTTATGGGTTTTAGATACGTGTGCTGTTTCAGGTGGTATAGCTGCATTTCCTATGGATATTTCAGGGATTACAAACGCTGCATCCACAGGAAAAGAACGTAAAAATATAGTACAACAAGGAGAGAAACAAGCTTTATTTCTAAGCCATATACAAATCGGAAACGGTGGAACATATCCTGTATATTTAAATTTAGACGGTACAGCTATTGAGTTTCCTAAACAATATGATGAAAGCATTGCACAAGCGAGTTATAATAGCGTTGATAATGTATGCGGACTTACTTACTATGCAGGTGCAAGTGATGTTATAAAACATATAAACTCTGTTGTATCTTCTTCTTCTAGGTATAAGTGGGGTTTACACGCTTCAAGTTCCGCAAGTGCAAGTTATGATTTTTCAGGACTTTCAGTAATTGGAGCAGGGACAATAACATTAGCAATTGCAATTACTATTACTGAATTGACAATAAACAACTATTCTACTTTAGACATATCTAATGCGGATTTAGTTGATTGTACAATATTGAACGTTCCAAGCGTTAATGATAGCATGACTTCAAACGCTTCCACGTCTATTACAGGAAGTACTATAAACGTTACGGGAGTTACTGCTGGGAATAGATGGTGTTCTGTTGCAAATCCTTCAATATTTAGTAATTCAACATTTATAGGGTCGGGAACTACAGGACACGCAATAAGAATAACAACGGCAGGGACATATAGTTTGAATAATTTAATATTCACTTCATTTGGTGCAAACGCTACGAACTTTTCAGCTATTCATAATGATAGTGGTGGATTAGTAACGTTAAACATATCGGGAGGTACAACTCCGACAATTAGAAATGGTGCAGGAGCATCGACAGTCGTAAACAATAGTGTATCAATAACTATTGAGGGCAACGTTAGTTTATTAGGTGCGGAGGTTAGAATATATGATTTAGACAATACTCCTACAGGAAGCTTAGGTACTGAATTATCAGGAACGGAATCAAACGGTTCAGCTAATTATGTTTATAGCGGTGGAGCAGGAAATTTAATATTCATACAAATAATGAAAACAGGTTTTGTGGAATATGGACAGTCTATAACCATTCCAACAGTAAACACAACAATAGACATCATTTTAACGAAAGACAATAACATATAAATAAACACAGATGGCTTTTATCACACACTTAAATTTTGCTACAACGCTTAAGCAAAGTACAACCCCAAGAGGGTCAACTCCTAATGGTAACTTTTATTTCGATGTGGCAAACAACGAAATACAACTTATCGGAGTGAATGAATTACCAACGGTTGACTTCGGTGGTGGTGCAGTTACCAATCCTTTGAATAATTCAGAGGGTATTACAATGAGAGCAATCTACAACTTCGAAAACCAAGAACGTAGGCTTGACGAAAACTTAAGAAAATACCTTAGAGGAACAGATGGGGATTACCGTTTTGCGGGTGCTTTCTCTTTTGTGAATGGTGTGAAATTAGACGCTTCGGACAGGGATAAGATTAGAGGTTCTGGTTTTATTGAATATGCAGACACACAAGATGGTCAAACGGACATTGATAGAATCTATCATGGTGTACTATCATTGGTATCTATTCAACCAGGTACAACAACAAGGTTTGCATTGGTTACAGATACAACTGAAACTACATTACAATCAGCTACATGGTCAAGTTTTGTAAGACTTGGTGATGTTAATGAGGTAGTACAAGTTTACGGAAGTACTTCTTTTGGTGATGCAGGCGCAGGGAATTTCGATTACACTACAAGAACACTTATAGTTCGTGTACGTTCTTGGGGTTATAACGCAGGTGAAACAACTTCGGTATTAACTGGTATTTCTGAATTTTCAGGATTCTCGGCAGGTTATGGTGTTGGTGAGTCTATTAATCCATCAAACTCGTACACATTAGCCAATGTTTTTGGAGGTGCTCAAATAGCTCCATGGACAGGAATGACTTTAGAAAAATTAGCTGCTCCGCAAGTAGAATCAGGATTTAATGAAGCAAACGGTAACTTTACATGGGTACTTAACAACACATTAGGCGGTACGGTTCAAGAATGTGCTGCTTACTTAGATGCGGTTGCTTTACAAAATACCGATATTGATGCAGGTACAGGAACTTACAACGGACTTAAAGGACGTGTTTGGTACAGTAGGAATGCAGCAGGTAAAGTTGTAACTTCTTCTATAAGTGGTGCAGGTTTATTTATTGAGAATTTAAGTACTGCGGAAAAGCAAAATGTTATAATGACAGATAATGCAGGTGCTACTAAAACATATCCATTCTACCCTGAGGTACAAATTACAGTAGGTACAGCAGCGGTTGCAGATACAAACGCGTGGTATCATGCTTTTTATGTAGATGGTGCAGCAGCAGCAGACTTTGATGCTACAGGTGCGGTTACAGTTAATGACTCTTTAGGGAATCCAGTTAAGGGTAACGTATCGGCTAATCAAGTAGCTGGAAAAATAAGTTTTCCTTATGATTATGATGGTAATACACAAGCAGGATTATCGGCAGGTGTTAACAAATCAGTTGTAGTAGTAGTTGAGGGTGATGGTGGAGCTGCACAAGCAATCACTTACTTCACAATTACAAGAAGTACAATCGTATCGGTTACTTGTGCGCCATCATTAGACACAAACGCATAAAAATATGTCAGTACTTAGTCCTATAATCGACTCTATAAACGGAGAAACAAGGAGAATATATCTAAAATCGGGGGTATCTAACTACTACCCGATTGACGACATATACCAAGAATATAAAAGACTGAGAGCAACTGATGAAAACTTAAGGAAATATTTCCCTTTGTTAAGAGCAGAGGGGAATATACCTAAAGGTAGTGGAGCTTTCACTCCGAGATATGTTGTTTTGATAAATGGAACTAAAATAGTTCCATTTAACGAAAGCCTACAATTGAATCAATTAGGTGATATGATTACTGACAATCCTGATGTCGATGCTACATTATACGACATTAGCACATTAACAGTTGCAAAACCAATATTTATTAAACCTGCTGAGGCGGAAATAATACAAATTGGCGGAGGAGGAAATACTACAAATATGTGGGAACAAGTTATTGAAAATGGATATACTGCGGAACAAATAATGCGAATGTTAGCAAGTGTTATGGCAGGAAAATCTACAATATTAGATAATGGAAATGGAAGTGCCACAATAGTATTCAGAGATTTAAACGATACCGTAAACAGAATTACAACTAATGTAGTAGGAAGTAGCAGAGGGAATCCTACTTTATTGCTTTAAACAAAAAAACCTGATAGAAATATCAGGTTTTTTTATGCACAAAAAATACGCCCTAGAGCGTATTTAATGACATAACCAAAAAAATTACCAAAACCTATCGGGCATAAATATAACATTTTTTTTTTAAAAATCGTCATCATCTGAAATATTTTCAGAAATAGTTTCGGTAATAGTTTCATGTTCTACAACATCAAAATTTTCGTAAATAACAGGCTCAGGACTTACAGACTGATTGATTTTTTCAATGACTGAATTATTTGAAGGCATTTCAGTAAATCCAACATCTTGAATTTCTTCTTGTGTTTGCATTCCCATAAGGACATCAGGGCAATGTAAGCGCCCAAAAAATGCAGCCGCTCGATACTGTAACATCAATTCAGGCATAGTTTTCCATTTTGAACCTGATTTATTTAACCATCCCTCAGCAGTAGCCATAGCAATAGAACATTCAGGACCTTCAATAAGCGTTCCATCTTTGCGTTTTGTGAATGCTCGGCATGATTGCTTATCTTTTGAAATATTGAACTGCAAAGGGTCTAAAAATCTACCGCATGAATTAATCAATGCAATGATAAATGATGAACCCCAACTTGGTTTTCCATGAATTACATTCATATTCTGCATAACCATAAGCGGTGACATTCCAACACGATTAGACATTTCAAGGGCAACAACGCAGTTAGGCAAATTATTCTGATACGAAGTTGGTACCATTGTGGATTTACTTAGTAATCCTGCCATTCTTTGTGCGTGTTCAAATGTTTGCGTATTATCAAATACTGATACTTGGTGAGTAGATTGTAGACTCGGTAAATTTTCTTGCATGGTTATAATTTTTCAAGTTCAGTTTCGGTTTCAGTTTCAACATCGGGAGCAATTTCCATTACTGGTTTTTGCTCGGTTAAAATAGATGTTAGATAGTTTATTGTTTCCAAAACAATAACGGATTCCTGCAATGAAAATAATCCTGCTTTTTGTGCCTTTTCAGCTATTGCTGTTACATTTTGTAATACTTGTTCGTTTTTCATGGTTTTTGTTTTTAAAATGGTAAGTCGTCGTTTTCTTCAAATTCAGTTGTTGGTGCTACATGTCCGGGTACTAATGGACTGTTTGTTGGAGCAGGTGGGTATGTAGGTTGTGGTGCAGGTGTAGGGTGCATATTTTTTTCAGGTTGGATATTTGCTATTTTCCATCCTTGAATAGTATTGAAATATACAGTTTCACCTTTAGGGTTTACCCATTCACGACCTCGTAAATTTATTCCAATATCTACTTTATCGCCAGCTTTGTAATTTGACAATAAATTACACTTATCCTGTACAAACTGTACTAAAATATGTTGTGGGTATTGCTCGTCAGTTGTGACTACACATTCACGTTTTTGGAAACCTGAAGAACCTACGTCTACAGTTTCGCCTACCATTTTTAAAATTCCGATTATATTCATAATATTTTGCGTTCGATCGCCATCGTTAAATTACTTATTAAAACACCATTCAGGAAGTGATACCTCACTTATCTTTTCATCATATCCATGCCAAATGCCAGTTTCAAGGCATTTCATATACGTTTCACAGTTTCTAATATACGTGTCACGTCCTAATTGCATACTTCGACCATCGAGATAATGGATTCCTATTTTGAATGGTTCGGTTTTCTCAATATTCACAAAAACAAAACCTGAACGGGAATTGCCTATAGTTTCTAAACCATCTAAATAAAATGGCGCTTGTTTATGGTACTTGTAATTGAAAGCCGATTTTGCGAATCCTGAAACAGTTGCATCTTCAGTTGTTTTTAAATCCACAATTAAACCGCTGGAATTATCCAACCAATCAGGACGAATTTTACAATTTGCACCAGTATTCGGTTCTTGAAACATAAATGTCTGCTCAGCTAATCCATTTTCAAACAATAATTTTGCCGTTGGATGCTTATAAATTGCATCTCGCATTCTTAATATTGTTGAATACTCAATTGGATCAATTAAAACCTGATTATTGAACCTACAAGCTTCTTTTAAAGATTCAAATTCTAACTTACCAATATTTGTCCGCTTGTTAATTGAAGGCATTTGAATATAAGTTTTATCGAATTCCAAAGGCTCTAATACTGCTAAATGAACTGCAGTACCAAATAACATAGCCGTAGTAGGTTCTTTTATTTCTCTATCAGGACGTAAATAATGCCACCAATAATCTAATGGTGAAGATTCGATTTTGTCTAATCCAGACTTCGATATATGCGAAGTATTTGAATGATATTCTGAATTGGTCATGTTTGATGATTTTGATTTAGTAATGCAAACCTAAAACTAAATTTCATAATAAAAAAACTTTTTTAATTAAATTTAATAATTATATTTGCAATTAATAATTTAACAAAAATAAAAATGGAAGCAAAAAAAAATAATGTGGTTTCAGAACCCATTAAACAAATTGAAATTATTCGTGAAAAATGTAAATCAAAAGGATTGAACATATACGATGTGTTTCGTGAGGCAAAAATACCAGTTGTAACTATTTCAAACTGGGGCAGAAAAGAACCTGAAGCGTTCACAACCGTAAAAAAAATCGATGAAGCTATTAAACGATTAGGAAAGAAATAACATGACAGACTATTTATTAAAAAAAGCTATTGAAAATTCAGAGACTTTCAATAATTTTCCAAAGTTCAAAAAAGGAATAGTTTTGTCAAGAAAAAACATAGATCATTTACTAGATTTATACGGTCAAGCCGAAAGGTTAGGAATTGACTATTTAAAGCAAAACAGGAATATCGTTAGTAGTGATTTTAAACTTATAGAAGAACTTATCGCAAATAAATAATATGCTTCAACTAAGAGATTACCAAACCAAATGCGTTGTAGGTGTTCGTGAATGCTTTAGAAATCTTATAAAATCAGTTTTATTGGTACTTCCAACTGGAGGCGGAAAAACTGTAATTTTCACTTACATCGCACAACAATCATCTATCAAAAAAAAACGGGTTTTAATACTTGTACATCGTGTGGAATTATTGCGTCAAACTTCATTAGCATTGAATAGATTTGATGTTGAACATGGAATGATTAATCCACAATACACGCCTAATTTTAATAATTATGTGCAAGTAGCAAGTGTTCAGACTATCGTTAAACGATTAAACTATTTCACAGCATTGAATTGGTCACCTGATGTAATAATAGTTGACGAATCGCACCACGCTACGGCTGGATCATGGCGAAAAGTAATCGACCATTTTCCTGAAGCGAAAATTTTAGGTGTTACCGCTACGCCTATACGTTCAGATGGTCAAGGACTAGGCAGAAAATGTGGTGGTATGTTTGACGAACTTGTTGAAGGTCCTACAGTAGCAGAATTGATAGAAGCTGGATTTTTAGTGAAACCTAGAATTTTTGGACCGCCAGAAAAACTAGACTTATCAGGCGTTCATACTAAAATGGGTGACTACGCTAAAAACGACCTTTCAAATTTAGTTGATAAACCAAAAATAATTGGGTCAGCAGTTGATCATTACAAAAAACTTTGTCCCGGAACTCCAGCGGTTGCATTTTGCGTTTCCGTAGCCCATGCCGAACACGTGGCGCAGGAATTTAGAAATGCAGGTTTTTTATCCTATAGCGTGGATGGATCAATGGAAGATGAAATGCGTAAATCAATACTTGGAGGTTTAGAAAACGGAACTGTTCAAATAGTAACATCATGCGACCTTATAAGCGAGGGAACGGATATTCCTGCAATTGGTTGCGCTATTTTGTTACGACCAACCCAAAGCAAAGGATTATACTTGCAACAAGTAGGTAGAGCCTTACGTCCTTGCGCTGGAAAAGAATACGCCTACGTTTTGGACCACGTAGGAAATACCGAAGCGCATGGATTACCATACGACCAACAGGAATGGAGTTCGGATGGTGAAACTAAGAAACGTGGTAAGAAAAAACAAGAAGTAGCTGTTCGTGTTGATATGTGTGAATCTTGTTTCGCAGTTTATGAACCTGCTCCAGTCTGCCCGATGTGTGGACACGTGAATAAAGTACGTGACACAACACCTAAACAAGTTGAAGGGTCATTGCGTGAGATTACGGCTGAAAATATCATTCGTAAAGAAAAACGCATGGAACAAGGAAAATCTGGTACTTTAGAAGAACTTCAAAAGATAGCTGTTGAACGTGGGTATTCTAAAGGATGGGCAAATCATATTTTTACGGCTAGGCAAAAGAAAATTGAAAAATTGGAACTGGAACGATTGGAAAAAGAAAAATTACGTTTAGCTGAAGAAATTCAATTTGAAGAAGTTTTAGCAGGTGAATTTGATGATGATTTAGATTTTTAAAAATATATTTTTTTAATTAAAAATAATTATTATATTTGCTATTAAAAAAAAAAATATGAAAACATTTATGCAAATTGCTATGGAATGCGATATGACATACAATAAAATAAGGGATGTTGTTAGAAGTCAAAATATTGTTGCTGAAAAAATAAACTATAAAATGTGTTTAAATAAGGAACAAGAGGATTTAGTACATCGAATATTATATTTTGAAGGAAAAATAACTGAAATTACATTAGAATCTAAAATGAACAAATTATGAACATAGAACCTACATACTACAACAACTCCAAAGGTTCAATTTATCAATTTTGCGAGAATCAAAATCTTAATGCTTGGGAGTTCGATATTATTAAACGTGTGGTAAGATGTCGAAAGAAAGGTAATTTTATTGAAGACTTGGAAAAAACAAAGGTATTAATTGATTTGTATTTGAAGGAATACGATAAAAATAAATCAACTTTATGAACTCACAAGAAACAAACCTAGTCCGTAGAGTAATGCTGACTTTAGGAAAAAATCCAAACATAAGGATATTTCGTAATAACGTTGGTAAAGCATGGATTGGAACTTCAAAGATGTTCAATAAGCCTACAACTGTAAACGTCAAATCAGGTGATGTTTTAATCCAAAATGCCCGTTTCTTCGAAGCTGGTTTATGTCCTGGAAGTTCCGACCTTATAGGATTACAAACTGTTAAAATTACACCTGAAATGGTTGGGAAGGAAGTAGCTATTTTTGTGGCTATAGAAGTAAAATTACCGTCTGGAAGTATTCAAGGCAATCAAATTAGTTTCCTTGAAATGGTTAACAAATTAGGCGGTAAAGGAATTATTTGTAGAGATGAAAATAATATAAATTTATAGTTATGAAACCTCTAAAATACCCATATACTTACGAGCAATGGTTAGCACATCCAAGTACTAAACCAAAATTGAAATGGATAAAAGAAACCTGCCAACGTTGGAGAGATGAAGAAAAACTAAGTAAACAATTAAAACTTGAATTATGAAACAATCAAACTTTACACGAATTAAAAGAGTATTAGACTTTTATCGTAAGCGAGGAATCAACTCCGAAAGAGTGAACAATATTTATAGAAAAATATTGAATATCAAATATAATTGATAAAAATAAAATTTTCCTATCTATTTTTATTCTAAATTTACCATCCTATCAAAACCAAAATAAATGAAAATATCGGAATTAAAATCAAACTATCGCATTGAAGAAGTCATTGGGCAACACATACATTTAAAAAAACAAGGTCCTGAACTCGTAGGAAATTGTATATTTCATTCCGATAATCACGCATCGCTCAAAGTAAATGCAACCAAACAACGTTTTAAATGTTTCGCTTGTGGTGCTGGTGGTGACGTAATTGATTTCTTTGAATTACAGGGTTTCTCAAAGTCAGAGTCTATAAAACTTATTCAAGATAACTCTATTGTTTCAATTGCCGAAACAGCACCTAAAATTCAAGAGCCTGTTTGGACTAATGCAGTCCCTGAACAACACAATTTGCCAAATCCATTACAGCTTACTTTTAAAGATTATGGTAATCCTTCGAATGCGTGGGCATACCATGATGAAAACGGAAATGTAATTTCGTATGTATGTCGTTTTGATTTGCCAAACGGTAAGAAAGACGTTATTCCATATTCATATAAATCGAATGGTAAAAATTCACGTTGGCAATGGCGGGGCTTAGATACACCACGATTATTATATAATCTACATGAATTAAAAAAACGTCCTGAAGCCATTGTTTTATTAGTTGAAGGCGAAAAAACAGCCGAAGCAGCTAGACTATTATTTCCTAAATATGTTGTTACTACATGGATAGGTGGAGCAGATGGTGTTAAAAATGCTGATTGGACACCGTTGCATAACCGTAAAATATTTCTTTGGGCAGACAACGACATCGCAGGATTACACGCTATGTTTGGCGGTTGGTCATTAAACGATAAAACAAATGTTTACAGACGTGTAAAAGGAATTTCTGAACTTTTCCCTGCTAGTTTTAAGCAAATAAAAAACAGCCCTGAATTCCCTAAAAAATGGGATGTTGCAGACGCTACTTGGACACCTGATGAAGCACTAACTTACCTGCAAGCAAATAAGTCAGATGTGCCTACGGTATCGGAATTAGCACCGAATGAAGTAAACATTCCTGTTCATAATTTACCACATAGAATAGACGAACAAAATGAATTAAAAAAAATAGAAGTTATTGAGCCTGAAATTGTACCACCAGTTTTTAAGCCAACACCAACCGAAGTTGAAGAAAACGAAAATGTACCTAAAAATCCATATTTCAAATGTTTGGGTCACGAAAACAATAACGGTACTGTTTACGTATTTTTCAATTATCGTACTAATTCAGTAATTAGATTCTCAACGTCTAGCTTTACAAGTTCAAGTCTATTACAACTCGCACCGCTAAATTATTGGGAAGGAAACTACAGCAAAGATTCTCGCTCTGGGGTTAAATATGATATAAATAAAGTAGCGGACCACCTTATTACTATTTGCTCACGACTAGGTATTTTTGACAATAATAACGTCAGAGGTCGTGGCGCATGGATGGATAATAAAGTGCCAGTTATTCATTGTGGAAATAATCTAATCGTTAATGGTGAGTTTAAAAAGTTTTCAGAGCATAAGTCTAAATTCATATACGAGTCTGGCAAAGAACTAGGTTTCAATTTAACTGAACCGTTAAAAAAACATGATGCTTATAAAATAGTTGAAATGCTATCTAGGCTTAATTGGTCCAGACCTATTGAAGCTAAATTATTAGCTGGGTGGGTAGTAATTGCGCCATTATGTGGAGCATTGAATTGGAGACCTCACCTTTGGCTTACAGGATCTTCTGGTTCTGGAAAATCAGAGATTATGAAAATGTTTGTTAAAAACTTCATGCGTGAGATGTTTGTCGATGCACAGTCGGAAACTACCGAAGCTGGTATTCGTCAATTTTTGAAGGCGGACGCACTACCAGTTGTTTTTGACGAAGCAGAATCTGAGGACAAAAAGTCTGCGGAACGTATGCAGGCAGTACTTAATATTATGAGAGCCTCGTCAACTTCAGATGGTGGTAAGATTATCAAAGGAAGTTCCGGAGGTGCAGCAACTGAGTTTAATA